GGTATGTTCCCTAAAGACATTGTTGGTGGCGGTACAGGTTCATATTATTCGGCTGACAATATTTTTATTATTGGTCGCCAACAAGAAAAAGAAGGTACTGAGGTTATTGGTTATAACTTCATTATCAATGTGGAAAAGAGTAGATATGTTCGAGAAAAATCTAAAATTCCTGTTACTGTATCTTTTGATGGTGGCATTAGTAAGTGGAGTGGTTTACTTGATATTGCAATTGAATCCGGCCATGTGGTTAAACCTTCCAATGGTTGGTATAGCCAAGTAAATATAGACACAGGTGAGATTGCTGATAAAAAATATCGCATCAAAGACACAGACACCAAAGAGTTTTGGTTACCAATTTTAAAACAAAAATCGTTTCAAGATTTTATTAAAAACAAGTATCAAATTGCCTCTGGTAATATTATGCAAGGAGATATTGAAAAAACATTTGAAGTTGAAACTATAAATGGTGCTGATGATGAGTAATGAAGATGCTAAAGTAAAACATAGCAAAAGAATACATCAAAAAGAAACCACAGTTAAAAGTAAAATCAAATTAGCAAAGGCTTATAACTGGACAGATGTGATGAAGCAACCACATCGGTATCTAAAATGTTCTTTGTTTAGTTGTGGTAATAAGAATTGTGTTTTTTGTGCCAATCCAAGAAAGATTTGGAAAGAAGATACAATACAAGAGAAACGACAGAAACAAAAGGTGAATGATGACTGAAGGTATAGATTATTGTTTTATTTACCCCAAAGATGATAGTACCAGTGTTCACATTAGATTACTTGATGGTAAATACAAAGATACCGTATTTAAATATGGTAAGGTAAAGTTCAAAGAAGAAAATGAACAAATGTATTTACTTTTTGCTTATGATGTGTTAGAATCAGTAGTTGATAGCCCAAGAAAGCTGGAAAAAGATACAGACTTTAAAAATTATCTTGGTGATTTACTTGTAGAATTAATGTCAAACAATATTGAGCAGGAAATAGTGGATGAAACTGGAACAGACGATATTAAAGAACCTGATTTATAATGAGGACTTTCTTAGGAAAGTTTTACCATTTTTAAAGACAGAGTATTTTAGTGATAGTGTAGAAAGAACTTTATTTAATGAAATTACATCATTCACGGAGACTTATAATAACACGGCAACGATTGAAGCACTTAGTATTGCCGTCAAAGAAAAGAGGAATCTCACAGCTGATGAAGTTCAGAGATGCGAAGATTATCTATCAGCGATTGAGAAAATTAAATCAACAGAAACCGAGGTTCAATGGCTTGTTGACAAAACCGAACAATTCTGCCAAGAAAAAGCCATCTACAACGCAGTATTGGGGTCTATTTCGATTCTCGATGGCAAAGATAAAACTCACGACAAAGGCCAGATTCCCAAAATATTATCGGATGCTTTAGCAGTAAGTTTTGATAACTCCGTTGGCCATGATTACTTACAGGACTCAGATGCTCGTTATGAATTTTATCACAGAAAAGAAGAAAGAATCCCCTTTGACCTTGACTACTTTAACAAAATCACAAAAGGTGGTTTACCAGCTAAGACGCTTAACATTGCTTTGGCGGGGACTGGTGTTGGTAAATCTCTTTTTATGTGTCATGTGGCTGCTTCGTGCATGGTTCAGGGTAAAAATGTTCTTTACATCACTCTGGAAATGAGTGAAGAAAAAATTGCAGAAAGAATTGATGCCAATCTGTTGAATGTTACTATTGATGATTTGATTGAGTTACCAAAAGATATGTATGATAAAAAAGTTAATCGTGTCCGTGAAAAAACCACAGGCAAATTAATTATCAAAGAATATCCAACTGCCTCAGCATCAACTATTCATTTTAGGACACTATTAAATGAACTCAATCTCAAGAGGTCTTTTGTACCTGATATTATATTTGTTGACTATCTCAATATTTGTTGTTCTGCTCGTATTAAGGCTGGTGCAAATATTAATTCATACACCTACGTTAAAGCAATTGCAGAAGAACTACGAGGCCTTGCTGTTGAGTATAATGTTCCTATTGTATCTGCTACACAGACTACCCGCTCAGGATTTACTTCCAGTGATCCGGGCCTTGAGGATACGAGTGAATCGTTCGGACTTCCCGCCACCGCAGACTTAATGTTTGCTCTCATATCTTCTGAAGAACTAGAAGAACTTGGCCAAATCATGGTAAAACAATTGAAGAATCGTTATAATGATCCAACATTCCACAAACGATTTACTCTTGGTGTTGATAGATCCAAAATGAAACTATATGATGTTGAACAGGCTGCACAAATAGGTATTGCAGATGCTGGTCACGATAAGCCTTTGAACACATTTGGTACAAGAGAAGAAAAACAAAAGAAATCATTTAGTGGTTTTAAGGTATGATAATCTCCAGAGAAAATGGTTTGTATTGTGCTAAGGTCTTTCATGATTACTTTAGTAACATTGGAAGCACCGAAGAATATATGCGTGATGAGAAACTAAAGAATGTGGCTGATATGCCATCTTCTTTATTTCCAATTGAAGATGATTTATTCTCTGATTTCACAATGCACCCAAAAGATATGGATATTGAAGTATGTGAAATACCAAATGATGTTTGGGAACCTTTACTTGCCATTACCAGCTCACATATTAATAAAGCACCAGTTGGCAAGAATGTTCAACTGGCAGTCAAAGAAAGAAACTCAGGAAAGATTCTAGGATTCATTCGTTTGGGTTCACCAGTCATCTATATGAAACCTCGTAATGACTACCTAGGACAAGTTTGGATTCAAAATGAAAATACTGCCAAGCGGTTCAATACGGCTTGTGTTATGGGTTTCGTAATTGTACCATCTCAACCATTTGGTTTTAATTACCTAGGCGGTAAACTTCTATCTGCCATTTGTACCAGTCATGCTGTAAGAGAAATCTGTAATAAAAAATATGATATGAATATCTGTTTATTTGAAACTACCAGTTTATATGGTAGTACCAAATCAGTATCACAATATGATGGTATGAAACCATATATTCGTTTTAAAGGTTTGACTGAATCTGATATTGTACCAATGATGCATGGCCAAAGATATACAGATTTGAAAAATTATGTAGAAGATATAACTGGAGATTTGTTGGGCGGAGATACTTCAACAACAAGTAGAAAACTTAGGACATTTACTAAAATTATTGCTCTAACCAAAGCAGCACTCAAAGGAACACCAGAAGGTGATGAATTCAATTTAACGATTGAAAATGCCAAAAAGTTGACCGAAAAGAAACGATATTATATTTCTGATTATGGATTTAAGAATACTGTTGATTACATGAACTGTAAGACTGATAAACTTTTACCTGGTGAAAATTATGAAAAGCATGAGTTATCAAATGTCATTGAGTGGTGGCGGACCAAAGCTATAAATAGATATGAAACCCTTAAAGCTGAGGGTAGATTACGAACAGAGCTTGAGGTATGGACTTCAGGCAAAGAAATTCAAATTATTAGGTAAAATGGCAAATTCAACAGATTTAGCTGAATCTTCACAAGCATTATTTTGTGCTTTAGCTGATTATGTTGGCATTCCTACAATTAATGGAAAATTCAAATTAAATTCCAAAAGTGCTACGATTAACAATGTATTTGATATTGATGATGAAAATAATAATACATATGAGAAATTTTCCATTAATTGGTCTAAGAAATATCCTCGTGCACCTATTAAAACTTTGTTTCAAAAATATGTTCAATCTGGAGAAGCCTCATTTCCAGAAATTGAAAAATTCTTAACTGGTTCTAGCATTAAAGATAAGGTGGCAATTGGTTGGTTTAAGTCATCTATATTAATTGGTAAATACTTAGTTATTAAAATTAACACAATAAGTTCACAGTTTCGTTATGTTCAAGATGAAGGAATATCTGCTACAAAAATATTTTACGCTCATAAAGATAATAAGATTATGAATAATATACAAATTTTATTCTCTGAAGCAAACAAAAATCAAAAAGAATTAAGAGATGGTATATCAAAAGGTGAAGCTCAAGTTCCTTTTGGAAATTTAAATAAATGGAGTCCAGCTGATATTTACCTAGCAACAAAAAAAGCTGAAAAAGATATTGAAACTCTTATTAAAAATAAAAAAGGTTTAACTTTTTTAGGTAAAGATGGTTTAAATAATTTCATAAGTAATTTGATTAAATCTGGCCAATTGTTACCATTATCTTTGAAAAAGACCACAAAAACAGTTAAATTGGAAAAAGTTAATTTTGTTAGAGCGTCAGAAGAAGCTAAAATAAATAAAGTTTCTTTTGGTGGCCTTAGTAATTGGCGACCATATGATACTAAAGAACAAAAACCGGCTGCAAGAGATTTAAAAGCATATCTTTCGAAAGATAAATCCGATTATGTATTTTTTAGACATGACCCATCAGGTAATTCTGGAGGAACTTTTAGAGGTGAAATACAAATTAAGGGTGCTGAAGCCAAAGCTGGTGGACTAGGCACGGGACAAATTGAAAGTATATTAAACCTCTGTGATCCGAAAAGAGGAAGATTTGGTACTTTATTTAAAAGTAAGTTAGATAAAGCAACTACTAATTTTCAAAAACAAAAGAAACCAATTAGAGAGAAGTATGAAAAAGATGGAGCTCCATCAAAAGGTCCAATAAGAGAAGAATATGATAAAGAGGTTGGCCAACTTAGTGCTGAATTGGTCACGAATGTTGTTATGCCATATTTAATTAAATTTCTTTCAAATGAAGAACGTGCTGCTGCTTTTACAAGATGGGTATATGCATATGCAACTTCTCGTCAAAAAAATTCTTCTAAATTTGTTATAGCAAAAGGTGCATAAAATATGGGACTAGTAGACTTTGACCGAGTAATGAAAGAATATGCCAATGTTGAAGATGACTTTGGTTTCTCTGCTGTATCGGAAGCAGAATATAATGCTGTCGTTAATAAGACAGCCGAAACAGCAGACGATTATAAAACTCGTTTGGCTGAAGTAGAAAAGATGATTGTTCCTTTTCTTCAGAAGTTACATTCTACTGGAGAGAAAGAATATATATATTGGCCGAATCGTAAACCAATTATAGAGAAACAAATAGAGAGAATACTGAAACTAACAAGAGATTAAATTATGTCTGCTACTGTGATTATACCAACCACTGGATCACCAGAGGTAAAAACTGCCGTTGAATCTGTTTTAAACCAAAGTCATCCTACTGAATGTTATGTTGTCATTGATGGTGACGAAAATATGGACAAAACACTAGAGGTGTTGGGTTCAACTGTTGATGACATACGAGTTCACATTTGTTCTTTACCAATCAATGTCGGTGCCAATGGATTTTATGGCCATCGTGTCTATGCTGCTTTCACTCACCTAATTAATACACAATATGTTGGTTACCTCGACCAAGACAATTGGTTATATCGGTCTCATGTTGAACAATGTATTAAGACAATCAACGCCCGAAGTTTAGATTGGTGTTATTCTTTACGACAAGTGTATAACAAACAAGGTAAGTTTGTTTGTTTTGATGACTGTGAATCGTTAGGTATTTGGCCAACATATCACGGAGTTCATCACATAGATACTAATTGTTACTTCATTAAAACAGAAGTAGCAAATAAAATTGCAAGTGTTTGGCATGGGGGTTGGGGACAAGATAGAGTATTTCTACAAGCAATCACACAACACTTTCCTAAATTCTATTGCACAAGTGAATACACAACTTGTTATAGAGTAGATGGTGGTAAAGGTTCTGTCAATGCAGAATTCTTTGAAAATGGTAATAAAGTAATGAATGAAAAATATAATGGAGAATACCCATGGCGGAAAAAAGC